GCTGTTTGTATAAAACAACCATAAACTGTATTTATCTACACTTTAGACCTACGTAAGGAATACGTAGAGAACACGTAAGGTTTACTAATGAAACACGTAAGGTTTACTAATGGAATACGTAGAGAACACGTAAGGTTTACTAATGGAATACGTAGAGAAAACTAATGAAACCATTTGCTTTACTTACGTACCTATTTATGGTATCCTACGTAAGGTTTACTAATGGAATACGTAGAGAACACGTAAGGTTTACGTAGAGAACACGTAAGGTTTACGTAGAGTTAACGTAAGTAATAGCTAAGGAGACGGGATGAAAGTCATTAACTTTAAGGTACTGGATGAGGTAAATCAGGGCTTTGATCTAGTAGTTAAGCGCACGGGCATGAAGAAGTCCGCTCTCTTAGCCCTGTGTATGCAGTCCGTCTCCGACGGATCCCTTAAGGTTATGGACGGGAAACTTGTGCCACAAGTCACTGACTCCCCTACCCCGCCTTCTATTATAAAGGACCCCTCTCCTAAGGCCTTACCTCCTACCACGTCGCAGGAGCCTGTATTCGACACGCTGAAGGATGCCGAGGCCTACTACCTAGCTAAAGATAACGCCAGTAAGCCTAAGACGCGCGGAAGACCTAAGGCACCGGTGTATCATCACCCGAACACCGTCGGACTTGACGCACAGGGCGATGAGATCGACGCTCTTGGGATCAGGATCAAAGACTACAACGTGGAGATGCGCAGACTAGGTGACCTTAAACACTGGTTCCCAGAGGAGTTCCAACTTCCGCATGACCCTGTAATGGAGATTGAGCATGGCGAATAGCCTCTACTTCGACTTTAGGTGTAACCCTGAGAATGATAGTACTACAGATGCCATGTGGTGTTCCCGCGTCGGGATACCCGTGACTAATTTAGACTCATGGAAAGCGAGCAATCCCGCAGAGATGGAAAAGATCCTCGCTATTCGAAGGTCTCGGTACGCTAATGAGATGATCCAAATCGATGCGGCCTTATTAAAGAAGGCGAAGGCGGGCGACGCGCGGTCGATTCAATTGGCGTGGGCAAGGTTTGAGAACTGGAGCCCAAAAATTGAAGAAGAGGCCTCGAAGAAAACAGGGGGTAGAAATAAAACGTTGGCGGAGCTTATTGCGGAGGACGCGGGATGAATTGGACTTGTGTCACGTGCTCCGACGAGGCAAACTACTCACATAATGGAAAGAAGTACTGTGTAGGGCATTGGAATTACGGAGAGCCTTGGCTGCTCCCTTCAAATACACAGAAGGAGAAAGAAGATGACAGAGCAAGAGAAGACCTTTCTAAAGAGGTGTAGGGAAGAGCCAGAGTTCTTCTGTAAGAGAGTCTTAGGAGTAGAGCCTTGGGCCAAGCAGATAGAGATTATGAATAGTGTGAGAGATAATCCGAACACTATCGTAGTGTCGGCTAACGCCCAAGGAAAGAGCTGGGTCTCAGCGGCGGTGGCTCTGTGGTTCCTTGTCACGAGGAAAGACTCTATCGTACTAACCTCTGCGCCTACGTACCGGCAGGTGATGAACGTGCTTTGGGCGGAGATCGGTAAGATGTACGCGGACGCCCGCTTTCCCGTCGGGGGAGACATGACGACGGGAAAGTTGGTCCTTGGAGAGAAGTGGTACGCTCTCGGGATACCCTCCTCTGATGAGGTTAGATTTCAGGGGTTTCATAGCAACGACATACTAGTTATCTTCGACGAGGCCGCGGGGATACCTAAGGATATTTATACAGCGGCAGCGGGCAACCTAACCTCTGAGAATAGCCGGTTCTTACTGATTGGTAATCCGACTTCTCCGACGGGGATGTTCTACGAGTATAGTAAGAATCCGAACTGGCATAAGATAACACTCTCTGCCCTTGAGTCACCTGCTATAGAGCACCCGGAGAAGTACCCATACTTAGCGACGAAGAAGTGGTGTCTAGAGCGCGAACACGAGTGGGGAAGGACCTCTCCTATGTATATCGCGCGTGTGCTCGGGGAGTTTCCGCTCGAGGGAGAGGACACGCTAATACCGCTCTCTTGGATCGACGAATCCGTTAAGCGCTACATGGATATGGCGAAAAAAGATATTCTGGTATCAGAGCACGTGTACCTAGGAGTTGACGTGGCGAGGATGGGCGGGGATAAGACTGTCTGTGCGTCGTACCAGCCTAATAAAGTATTACCTCTGAGGAAGGCACAAGGGAAAGATCTCCCGACGGTGAAGCATCTTGTAGCACAGGAGGCGATAGCTGCTGGGATGAAATTAATGCAAATAACTATTGACGCTACGGGTTTGGGTGGAGGCCCTGCTGGTGACCTACGCGAGATGCGTTACCCTGTGGTTGAGATCAACTTTGCTAATAAGGCAAATAATAAAAGATTCTTCAGAAGACTTAAAGATGAGATCATGTACAACTTGAGGCTTGTGTTCCAAGCGGGGGAGATAGCAATACCTCCCGACGACGAATTGGTGAGCCAGTTAGCGTCCATAAAATATAAGACAGAGCAGAATACAGGACTCATCGAGATCGAGTCTAAAGAAGAGATGAAGAATAGAGGGCTCAAGAGTCCCGACTGCGCGTGGGCCGTAGCCCTCGCTGTGTGGGGATCAAAGAGAATAAAGGTGGCGCATAGTATTCGTCCATCAGGATATGCAGAGCAGAAATTTAACAAAACTGGAACGCAGAAATGGTACTGAGCCCTTGACAAGATTGCATAACCTTATACTATAAAGGAGGTGAGTTCAAAATGGCGACACAGAAGCGCGTAGCTAAGAAGGCAGTCAAGAAGATGAAGAAGGGCTGCTAACGACATATCCCCGTCGAGTTTCCTCGACGGGGACTCTACTAGGAGAATAACATGAGCTTTCTGAGAGAACAGTCTAAAGGCAAACGTCCTCCGACTAAAAAAGGCAAGTAATGCCGAAGCAATACGGCAAAGCATCGTTGAGAGCAACCCTACCTGCCCCGGATCAACAAATGGCGCAGGACGTAGCCTCGCCATTTGCTTCGGCCATACGCGTAGCTGAGGGTAACCCTAATTATGGTGTGTTGTCCCTACATACCTCCGATCCTAGAACTATTGCTGCAAATTCTGTTGTTAATAATATCGCGCGGTGGGAAGCGGCAGGCAGTCCGGGTAAGTTCATCGACTTTATGCAACGCCGATGGGCTCCTATTGGAGCAAAGAATGACCCTAAGAATCTGAACAAGAACTGGGCAGGCAACGTTAGGGGGGCTTTACAGAAGGATCCAAATGTTGATTATCAGTTTCTAAAAGACCAGAACTTGGTTAAAGCTCCTATGGACCAATTTACAGCGGTGGCCTAAATGCCCGATCCTATCAGTGCTACTAACTGGGCGTTCAACGATAGACAGCGCCCTCTCAATGCTCCGACTATCTTCCCCGACGGGGTTAAGAACATTCAAGAACTTACACAGGCGGCAGGTTCCGTGCCTGACATACACGGACCACAGCCTATGGATATCCCTACCGAGCTGCCTGATGACCAGCTCCCTCCTCCACAGCAGGCCGCCCCAACGGACGACCTGCTCCTTAAACTTTCAGGCGACCAGCAGAAAGAGCTCGTCGCCATTATTAAAGAAGACTACAAGAATGCAATGGAAGCACGAACTAAGAAGAACTGGGGTAAGCGTACAGATGATGGAGATGGACTAGACTTCGACGAGAAGTATGCGGAACTTATTGACTTGTACGAAGGGGCTGATGCCACGAGACCTGAGAAGTGGATGTGTGCGCGATCTCTTAAGATAGCTCAGGCTATTGTGGAGATGGCGGTGGCTAAGCTTTATCCTATGGTGTATAACGAGGACACCATTAAATGGAAGCCTACAAAGTACACGAATAAGCAATACACGCAGTTGGTTAACCGGATGATGTTCTGGATCATAACTGTTCAGATGAAGGGGCGTAGGGACGCGCTGATGTATATTAGGAATGCCGCGATGCTTGGTACGGTATTCGCTGAGGCATGGTGGGAGCGTGAGCAGAAGGACATGGGGCAAGTGGAGAAGGTTCCAGTGACTGGACCCGACGGAATGCCAATGCAGGACGCACAAGGACAGCCTATTGTCGTAGAACAAAATCTTCTTCAAGTTGATGAGAGACCACAGATACGTATCATACCCGTAGGTAAGGTACTACTACAGCCGGGAGCGACCACGATTAAGGATGACTCCGTCATTATAATTGAGGACTATAAATACCGTGAGCTTGAGAGCTTGCAGAAGAGGGGGCTTGCCACAAACGTTACCGAAGACCTGAAAAGCGAGATAGATACGCGGATCTCGACGGAGTTTGGGCTCGCGTTAGATAAGGCAGAGGATGTCGCTGATTTCAACGCTAAGAGACGTAACATGCCCATTGAATGCCTGCGGTGGATGGGGAGGTACGATGCTAATGGTGATGGGTTCGACGAGGAGATTGTAGCACTTATCACGAACAAGGATGAGGTATTCTTGCGCGCACACCTTCTTGCCAAGATATCTAGGACAGGTAAACGCCCTCTTGTGCATAAGAATTTTCTTGATCGTATTGGGGGAAAGATGTTAGGCATGGGTCTTTTGGAGCAAGTAAAACCGCTCGCCGAGGAGATCGATGCGTGTTTCCGTCAGCTAACTGATGCCAATACAATGAGTGTTATGCGCTGGGGGTTTTATGATCCTAACTCAGACTATGACCCTGATGAACACGTGGCTAAAC